GGCACTTCAACAGCGCCGACGTTGAGGGCGACCCGAACGATGCCATCACGGCTGGCGTAGAGCTGGCAGATGTTCAGAACCAGGGCATCCGCAACGCAATCAAGGCCGCCGGCAGCATTCGCGGCATCGTCCACTTCACCCAGATTCTCAACGCCGAGAAACTTCGCGAGAGCAAGGAGGCGTTCGTCAAGGACTACCTGAGCCTCGAGAACAGCGGGGGCATTGCCGCCGTTGACCAGTCGATGGAGTACACGCCGATTGAGCAGAAGCCGCTCACCATCAGCAAGGAAGACCAGGATGCCACGAAGGCGAAGATTTACAACTACCTGGGCATCGGCGAGAGCATCGTGAACGCGACCTTCACCGATGACGAGTTCGGGGCGTTCGACGAGGCCGTTATCGAGGCGCTTGCCTTGCAGACCGAACTCGAGTTCACGCGCAAGATTTACACGCCCGAGCAGATCGCGAGGGGGCGCAAGGTCGATTGCAGCACATCGCGCTTGCACTTTATGAACAACGCCCGCAAGGTAGAGCTGATTAAGAACGCGATACCTATGGGCGTTCTCACCATCAACCAGGGGCTTGACCTGTTGGGCTTGCCGCTCATCGCGGAAGACCGCCGTATTCAGTCGCTCAACTACGCGAGCGCCGACCTTGTAGACCAGTACCAGCTTTTCCGAGCTGGCAACGGCACCGTCCACAGCGCCTTGGGGGAGGGCTACGCCCCCAATGGCGGCTTCGAGGGTATGCCCGACGATGACGGCACCGAGAACGACCCCACGGCATAAGGAGGCGGCACGGTGAAGGAAATCAGAACCGCGAACTTGGAAACGACCCAGGACGAGCTGACGCTCACGGGCTGGCCTATCGTTTTCGACACTCCCACCAGCATCAACGACCCCGATGGTCGGACATACACCGAAATCATCGAGCGCGGGGCGCTGGACTTCGCAGACCTCCACGACTCCACGCTGATTTACAACCACGACGAAAACCGTGTGCCTTTGGCACGGACACCCGGCACGATGACGCTAGAAGTAGCCGAGAGGGGCTTGTATATGGTTGCCAAGCTGGCAGGCGACAACCAGACGAGCCGCGAAGTCTACAGCGCCGTGAGGCGCGGCGACCTGTCGGGCATGTCGTTCGCTTTCACAGTGCCCGAGGGCGGCAGCTCTTACGACCCTGTGACGAACACCCGCACCATCAGCAGGATTGCCAAGGTGTACGAGGTTTCCGTCGTGCCGTTCCCCGCCTATCCCACGACCTCGGTAGAGGCGCGGAGCGCCATACGCAAGGCGCAAGACGAGGCGCAACGGCGCGAGGTGTTGAAGAAAACCACCCTGATACGTTTAAGGAGAATGCAGAATGACTAAATACGCTACGGTCGCCGAGGCCTACGGCTTCTGGAAGAACTCCACCGTCTCCGTGATGGAGGCGCGTGCCAAGGCAATCGAGAAGGACATCGCCGAGAACCCGAACGCCGACGTTGCGGCTTACGCAATCGAGGCCGAGGCCTTGGAGCAGGCCATTTCCGAGAAGCGCGAGCAGACCCAGCCGCAAATCGTCCATCCGGGCGGCATCATCAGGAGCGCTGGCGAGGGCAATGACGGCGAGGGCGCGGCCTCCAAGGTCTACCGCTCCGCTTTCTACAAGCACTTGCAGGGCAACAAGCTCACCCAGGCCGAGCAGGCCGCTTTCGATAGCGTCAACGCCGAGAAGCGTGCGGGCGATGCCTTCAACAAGCTTTCTGACAGCGCCGCCGTCATCCCGACCCAGACGCTCAACGAAATCATCGTGAAGGCTCGCGACATGGGCGGCATCATGGGCATTTCTCGCGGCTTCAACATGCCCGCGAACATCTCCATCCCCGTCGCCACCCCGGGCGCTGCCGCACAGTGGCACGTCGAGGGCGCTACCGTGAACACGGAGAAGGCAGACCCCACGCCCGTCACCTTCGGCGCATTCGAGATTATGCGCATCCTTTCCATCTCCGCTGCCGTGCGCACCATGTCTATCGGCGCGTTCGAGGCCTACCTCGCCGACGAGCTGTCGGCCTCCGTCATGGCGTGTCTCGCCAAAGCTATGGTCGACGGCACGGGCAACGGTCAGGGCAAGGGCATCGTGTCCGGCATCACCTGGACGGAAGGCACCAACAAGGTGACGGTCGCCGCAAGCAAGTCTCTCGCCTATGCGGATGTTGTCGGCGCAATCGCCCTGCTGCATCGCGGCTACTCGCAGAACGCGACCTTCGTGATGAACAACACGACCCTCTACACCGACGTTTACGGCCTGACCGACGAGAACAAGCGGCCTATCTTCGTAGCCGACCCGGTTGAGAAGGGCAAGGGGCGCATCCTCGGTTTCCCCGTCGTGATCGATGACTACATGGAAGACCACGACATTCTGTTCGGAGACTTCCGCTACAACGGCTACAACATGCCCGAGGGCATCGCGCTTGACGTGAGCCGCGACAGCTCGTTCGCGAAGGGTCTTATCGACTTCCGCGCCCTTGCCGTCGCCGACTGCAAGCCGATTGTCGACGAGGCGTTCGTGTACGTCACCAAGGCCACGGCCTAAACGATAGGGGGCTGGTATGGCGGCAATCAACACACTTGCCTGGATGGAAACCGACGAGGCGCTGGACTTGCTCAGGGTGAGTTCAGACAACTTGCCGATTATCGAGCGGCTTGCCGCCTCCGTGCCCTCTTACGTGGAGGTCACGACCGGATACCCGGCAGAAGAAACGGCGGGCACTGGATGCCACGAGCTGGTCAAGCAACTGTCGAGGTTCTTGCTGCAACTGTGGTTCAACCCTGACGGCACCGACTCGCAGGCGATGACGAGGGTTGTCGAGTCGCTGGCAAAGAGCGTCAAGTCGCTCGTGTCGGTGGGGTACCTACCCGCCAACGGCTAGCGATGGAGCGCGACCCCGAGCGCACGGCTTTCTACAAGTCGCGTGCCTGGAAACGAACCCGAGCCACCTACCTCGAGGCCGTGAACCGAATCTGCGAGAGATGCGGGCGACCCGCCGTGATTGTGCATCACAAGGAGTACGTCACGGCGGCGAACCTGCACGACCCAGAGGTGACGCTGGACTTCGCGAACCTCGAGGCGCTTTGCCGGGATTGCCACAACAAGGAGCATTTCGAGGGTAGGAGCTGCGAACCCGGCCTCTACTTCGACGAGAACGGAGACTTGACGAGGATATAGAGATTGCAAACGCCTGTCGTGCTTGGGCTTCAACGTGTGTGTGATTGCTTGCGGGTTTCTTGCACCGAGAGCACACGGGCAGACGATTGGGCAGACGCGAGGCAGGAACCCGGCGCAATCGCAAGCGGGGCGGATTGACCCCGGACACCGAGGCGGGAAAGGGACGCGAGCGGAGCGGGTACTACGCGAGCCGACCGGAACGCCGACGTAAGCCGCGAGCCTTGCGGGCCTGGTACTAGGGCGGGCAGCTAGCAGCCTACCCGAAAGCCTATCTCCATTGCGGTCGTACCAGGCGAGGGCGGCAACTCCTTTCCCCGAGCGCGAGCCAACGACGCGAGCCGATACCCAGGCACGATGGGCGCTTGCAATCTCTCTCACGGCTCCTATGCGGCGTGCGCCAACGTCGCCGCGACAAGTATCCCGAGCATCTCGTCACGGCGGTTCTAGCCCCTCAGACGCGCCAGAAACCCTCCCGACACGCCCCCCGCCACATCTTGGAGGCGTGCTACTGGGGAACGGCGGCGGGAGTCTTCTAAGACTGGGCGGCCTCCATACGGGAGGGGGTCAAACGAGAAAGCCCCCGTCTGGGGGCTGACTTCTAGGAGGTGTTGAAATTGGAGCTGATGGAGCTGTTGCCCCAGATAGACAGCAATAAAAGGCCGATTGCACGTCAACTTATCACCGAACTCGAGTTCATGCAAGCGACCCTCGAGAAGCTGAGAGCCGAGATTGAGGCGAACGGGGTAGTCGAGGAGTTCAAGAACGGCAAGCAGGAGTTCACGAGGGAAACGCCCGCGCTGAAATCGTACAACCTGACCGTATCGCGCTATTCCACCCTCTACAAGCAGCTCACCGACCTGCTGCCCGATGGGGAACCCGAGCAGGGCGACGAGTTCGACGAGTTTATCAAGGGGGCGTAAAGCCCTATGAGCGCCCGTGATTACGTCACCGAATACTGGCACGCCATAGAGGCTGGCGAGGTCACGGTATGCGATAAGACCCGCAAGGCCTATGAGCGGCTTGCATATGAGGCCGAGTTCGGGCGCGGCAGGTGGGTGTACGACGTGGGGAAGGGCAACCGACCGATTGACTTCATGCGCCGTTTCTGCCGCCATTCCAAGGGCGAGTGGGCGGGCAAGCCCGTCGAGCTGGAACTGTGGGAGAAGGCCTTCGTATGCGCCTTGTTCGGCTTCGTGGACGGGGAAACGGGGGAGAGGCGCTTCAACGAGGCGCTTCTGTGCATAGCACGCAAGGGAGGCAAGTCCACCCTCGCCGCTGGCATCCTTCTCTACCTGCTGACCGCTGACGGCGAACTGGGCGCGGAGGTCTACACGGTCGCGACGAAACTAGACCAGGCCAAGCTTATATTCGACGAGGCCGCGCATATGGTGGAGCAATCGCCGACCCTCGCGAAAAGGGTTAAGAAGCGCCGTACCGACCTCTACTTCGCGGGTCAGATGTCGAAGATGCAGCCGTTGGGAAAGAACTCCAACACCCTGGATGGCCTCAACTCTCACGCCGTCTGCATCGACGAGCTGCACGGGATAACCGACCGCAACTTGTACGAGGTGATGAAACAGTCGATGAGCACCAGGCGGCAACCGCTGCTTCTGATGACCACTACGGCTGGTTTCGTGCGTGAGTGCATCTTCGATGATATTTACGAGTACGCCGAGAAGGTTCTCAACGGCGTGATCGAAGACGAGCGTTTTCTCGCCGTCGTGTACGAACTGGATGCCGTCGATGAATGGAAAGATGAAAGCGCCTGGTACAAGGCCAATCCTTCCCTTGGGACGGTCAAGAAACTCGATGACCTCCGTGCGAAGGTCGAGCGTGCGAAGAACTCGCCCAACGACCTCAACGGCATCTTGTGCAAGGACTTCAATGTTCGCAACACCAGTTCGGGGGCGTGGCTGACCTTCGATGACCTCAACAACACTTCGACCTTCGACCTCGCCGACTTCAAGGGTTGTTGGGCTATCGGCGGGGCTGACCTCTCCATCACGACCGACCTCACGGCTGCGACGCTCCTGATGCACCGAGACGGGCTTTTCTATGTCACCCAGATGTACTGGATACCCGAGGCGAACCTCGAGAAGCGGGTGAGGGATGACAAGATACCCTATGACAAGTGGCACGAGCGGGGATTGCTGCGCCTATGCCGTGGGAACACCATCGACTACGGCGACGTCACGGCCTGGTTCTTGGAGATGGTCGAGTTCGGCATCACGCCCGCCTGGGTCTACTACGACTCCTACAGCGCCCGTTACTGGGTGGATGAGATGCAAGCCCAGGGTTTCAGGATGGAGCGCACCATTCAGGGCGCTAAAACCTTGTCGTTGCCGATGCAGCGGCTAGGAGCCGACTTGCAGGCAAAGCGGGTCAACTACAACAACAGCCCGATTCTGAAATGGTGCATCAGCAACACGGCAATCGAAACCGACCGGAACGGCAATATCGTACCCGTCAAGAACCAGAAGCCCCGGCAACGAATCGACGGTCTGGCGAGCCTGTTGGATGCGTATGTCGGCCTGAATGACCATTACAACGAGTTCTGCGACCTGTAAGGAGGCAATGATAATGCCAAGGCACCTGAAAGACACCAAGATTGAGTATTGGAAAATCGGCGGGGAATACGTGGATGACGAGGGCATCAGCCACGAGGGAGCGCCATACAAGGTCGCCGACCTATGGGCTAACTTCAAGGGCAAGGACTTCACCGAATACTATGCCGCCCATGCCGTATGGGCTGAACCAGTGTTCGTGGCTACGTTCACGCGACCCGACTTTGAAATCGAGCTGCACGACTACATTTACCACGGCGGCGGCTACTACGAGGTCAAGGCAATCAACGACCTCACGGGACACCCGCACAGTGACGTTAAGGTGACTGTGCAGTACGATGCAATAGCTCAGAGCATCTTCATCGGACACGGGTCCGATAACTAATATGAGCGCGAGCAACACACGATTCGAAAGGCTCATGGTTAACCCCGCCTGAACGTGGGATAATCTTACGGGATGAAGCATTAAAGGGAGGGGATGCATGAAACTAATAGATATGACATGTCCGAAATGCGGCGCACAACTGAAAGCTGATTCTTCCAACACACAGGCCAAATGCGAATTCTGCGGAGCCGACCTTCTCATCGACGATGAGGTTAAACGGCTTAAAGTCGAAGGCGCGGAAGAGGCTGGATATGAATTCGAGAAGGGCAGGCAGCGCGCTAAAGCCGAATCGCAGGCATCCGCGCCCGTATACCAGGCTGCTCCGGTAGCGCAAAAGAAGAAGCATGGTGCATTGTGGTGGGTAGGAATGGTTCTTCTCTGGATCATGTTCCTTCCGATAATGGCGACGATATATGTCGTGCGCAATAAGAATCTGAGCCGCAATGCGAAGATTGGTATCGTGGCTGCGATTTGGGTTGTATTCATGGTCATGTATGCGGTTACGCCACACGAACAAGGCGATTACAATTCTTCCGCATCGTCCTCCATTGCCGAATCGGCTGCTACTTCTGCGGATAGCACCAGCGCGGCCAGCGCGTCTGCGCAAGAAAACAAACGTGCGATTATCGACGCTTTTATAAAGCAGTACAACGAAACTCACGACGTGAAGATTACCGACACGGTGGAATACGACCCGTATCAAGCATATAAAACGCGTGGAGACTATTACAGGGTTGAATTCAGGCTTGGAGCATATAAAGACAGCACAGGCGTACATGGCGCCATAGGCGATGACACAATTGACATTATCACATCGAGCGGCAAGGGTATTCGCGTGTACGTAGACCAGAACGACAGAGATTACGAGCGCACTCTCACATACGCCCATGATGTGGTCGATGCGTACTTCGCCGCTGCTGGATATACCGTGCCAAGTGACAAACTGTCTTCATACGAGGATGAGTGGAATCGTTTTGATGAGGGCGTTCGAGACTATGATTATGCCTACGCGACGAGCCAGAGCCTTTTCTATAATGACTATCCTGCGGCAGCGAACGTTTCGATACTTAGCGCTAATGGGGGCAAGTCTGCTGAATTGCTCGCTGACTTGGGGGCATAGCTCAACGCAAGTCAAATTGCGTTTTATGCAAGTGGAGTGATTACGGGACTTTTTACGGGACTTTGGCACGTCATCACTAGTCCCCTAGAGGTATCAGGAGGTGCGTTAGCCCTGTTCACGCCCCCGCAAGGTTTTGCGGATTCCCTAGTCCCGTATGCTGACACGGAAGAGGCCACAAGTTCAAATCTTGTAACGCCCACCATGAATGACCAGGTCAGACAGCAAATGTCTGGCCTGTTTTCTGTTTCAGGCGGCTACGACTCGGTGATTCGGTAAATGGTTGGCAAATGTAATCGCCTGATTTCATGTCGTTGCGTCTGCTTTCGGCAGCTTGTCAATGAAACCGGCTGCTGCCCACACGTGAAGCCC